ATGGGCAAGTCAGACACACTGTTTTACAGTGTGGCTGGCACTTTAGTATTTGTAACAGGAGCATTACAGTTACATAGTAATCCAGAGTTACTGGATACACTATGGGTACACTTAGGCGCATTATATTGGATATTAACTTATGTTATATGGGTAGGTGTACTGAGACCTATACAGAAGAAGCAACGTAAATTACTTAGAGGGGTCAATTCAGTAGATGAAATATCTGAAGAATATTGGAAGTTAAATAAAACATGGAGATGGGCTGGTTGGGCAGGATTCATCATTCCACTATTAGCTGTCCACACAATGGTCATGAAAGGAGCAGTCTATGCCTTCTAATAGTATTACAGATGCTGAGTTTATCGATGTTATTAATAAACTAAGTGAGTACGAACATAATGATGATAACTTTGTACCGATTACATCGTTAGACCAGAGTATTTTAGACACCAACTTAGATAGTTTAGGTGTTATGATGTTATTTATGTGGTTAGATACCACCTTTGGAGTATCTGAGGAAGATGGTAAAAAGTTTTTTGAGGATAATAAAGATATTACTGGACACACTATTGTTGCATTCATTAAAAAATATCAGACACGGTGTTACACCGCAGAAGAGCTTGAACACTCTGTTAGGTCGGTGATGGGTTAATATGTACATTACACACCTAAACTCCATATACTCTGAAGATACTACATTGATTGATTATGTACAATATCCTCAGTACATCCATCAAGTATCTGATGGGGGTATGCGGGTAGCTCTAGGCGTAAAGATATTACCGTCTGAGTTTGTAGAATATCTTTTAGCAGGCACTAATGGTGCAATTACATCTTCTATGGATGAGTTAAAAGCTTTACCTACGCGTAGGACGGGGTTAATATTATCAACTGGCGGTTCTGTGTGGACGGGATATGGCACTACTATACCTTTAACAGATAAATACCCTAAGCATAGAATGCTACCACTAGGTATGACTCAGATTTATGCAGGTCAATTAGCTAATAAGCTAGGTGGTACAGAGTATGTAAGTACTGATTCTACATCTTGTATCTCAGCACATGCTGCACTATTCCAAGCCAACACATTAATTAAGTCAGGTGTACTTGACAGAGTTATTGTCGTAGCTAGTGATAATGGTGCAAGTGAGGAGTACATGAGTTTCTTCGGTGAGAATAAACTATGCTTATTAGCTAATGAAGAAGGTAAAGCTCAGAAGTTTAGATTAGGTCAAGGGGCTAATATCACAGTGTTAGAATCAGAAGAGTCAATAAACGTTACAGGCAATATGCCAATAGCTCAACTGCATGATATATCCATTGTAGCTGAGACACATACTAATCCACTAGGTATTACAACAACTGGGGATGGTTATAAACGAGTAATCTCAAATGTATTAGATACACACCATGGACATTTGGACTATGTAAAAACACATTCTACGTACTCAAAAGACAATCAAATAGAGCAAGCAGTAATCACAGAAACTCTTGGTGATATTAAAACTGTAAACTATAAAAGTAGAATAGGACATATAATGGGCCCAAGTACAGGTGTAGAAATGCACATGTCTATAATGGAATTAGGTGGAACATTTTTAAGTTTAGGTGCGGGTATGGGTAATGTATTTTCAGCAGCTATTGTGGAGAGTTTGTAGTGGAGGTTAAATTTCACCATTGCACAGTATTGCAGAAAGGTGAGGCTTTCATCTATTATATGTATAATCGGGAACTAGACGGGTTCCTTATTGCTAGTCTTGTATGTGCAAGCAATACTGAAGCTAAAGTAAATTTAGCAAGCTTATTAAAGTATTTCTTCACAGAGATAGTAAGAAAAAAAGATGCATATTGTAGTTTGTTTGATGGTGAAGAAGATAACTTCTTCCCAGGACACACAGTAGAGCATACTGAAATTAATGGTATGCCGATATATAAAATTGATTTTTAGGAAATTATCATGAAAGAAGACAAAGATGATTTAGATTTAGATTTAAGTGAACCGAAAAACTTGACTGAATGGGATAACCCACCTAAGTTAGAAGAACTTAAGCAAGACTACCAAGAAGCACAGTCAGCACATACTGACCATGTACTTGAAATAGATAACTGGTTAAGTAACTTAAATGGTGACCAACAAATTAAAGCTAAGAAGGGTAGGTCTAAGATTGTACCTAAGCTTATTCGTAAACAAGCTGAGTGGCGATACGCTGCATTAAGTGAGCCTTTCCTGTCTACTGATGACTTATTCAATACAGCTCCAGCTACATTTGAAGATAAAGAAGCTGCTATTCAAAACGGCCAAGTATTAAACTATCAGATTAATTGCAAAATAGATAAAACTAAGTTTATTGATGAATACATTCGCACAGCTGTGGATGAAGGCACTGTTGTAGTTAAAGTAGGTTGGGAGTACGAAGAAGAAATTGAAGAGGTAGAAGTACCAGATTTTGATTTCCAACCTACACAAGAAGCAAACCAAGTACACCAACAGTTACATGCAATGATGCAAGAAGACCTTGAGAGATTTCAACAAGAAATCCCACCAGAGATGCAACAAGCACATGAAATGTCTATGCAAGGTGGTACAGCAGTTATGCCTGTACAGGTAGGTTCACATATAGAAGAACAAGTTAAAATTATTAAGAATCAGCCTGAGTTAGAGGTGTGTGATTACAACAATGTAGTTATTGACCCAACTTGTCAAGGTGACCTAAATAGTGCTGAGTTTGTTATCTATAGTTTTGAAACATCAATGTCTCAACTTAAGAAAGATGGTAGATATGATAATTTAAAGTACGTATCTTTAGATAACAGTAGCCCACTTAATGAACCTGATTTTGAATCAGGTGATGATAGTAGCTTTAAGTTTAAAGATGATGCACGTAAAAAGATTGTAGTTTATGAATACTGGGGTTTTTGGGATATTAATGGCACAGGTGAAGTAGAACCTTTTGTAGCTTCATGGGTAGGTAATACATTAATCAGAATGGATGAGAACCCATTCCCAGATAAGAAGCTACCATTTGTAGCAATACAATACTTACCTAGACGTAAATCTATCTATGGTGAACCTGATGGAGCATTACTAGAAGACAATCAGAAGATTGTAGGTGCTGTAACTCGTGGTATGATTGATATTATCGGTAGAAGTGCTAATGGTCAGATGGGTATCCGTAAAGATGCACTAGACGTAACTAACGCTCGTAAGTTTGAACAGGGTGCTGATTATAAGTTTAATTCTAATGTAGACCCTAGACAAGCTTTTCACATGGAAGTGTACCCAGAAATTCCTGGCAGTGCCTTGAATATGCTTAACCTTCAGAACAATGAAGCTGAATCACTTACAGGCGTTAAAGCGTTTAGTCAGGGTATTACAGGTCAAGCATTAGGTTCTACAGCTACTGGAATTAGGTCAGCACTAGATGCTTCATCTAAACGTGAGCTAGGTATCCTACGTAGATTAGCTAATGGTATTAACCAGATAGGGCGTAAAGTTATCTCTATGAACGCTGAGTTCTTATCTGACCAAGAGATTATCAGAGTCACTAATGAAGAGTTCGTTGCTATTAACCGTGAAGACTTAGGTGGTATGTATGACATTAAACTAAACATATCTACTGCTGAAGCAGATAATGAGAAAGCTCAAGAGTTATCATTCATGTTGCAAACTATGGGTAATAATATGGACCCAGCGATGTCACAGATGATATTAGCGGATATTGCACGTTTACGTAAGATGCCTGACCTAAGCAAACAAATTAAAGAATACCAGCCGCAACCTAATCCTATGGCTGAACAGAAAGCACAACTTGAAATGCAACTACTACAAGCACAGATAGCTAATGAACAAGCTAAAGCTGCTGAGAATACTGTAGATGTTGAATACAAGAAGGCTAAGACTGCTACTGAGATGGCTAAGAATAGAAATCTTAATAGTAAGTCTGACTTGGAAGACCTTAACTTCGTGGAACAAGAGTCTGGTGTAGGTCGCCAGCATGAGGAAAACATGAAGAAAGTCGACCAAAAACATGGGATGGATAATAAGTTTGCAGATGCACTTATTAACGACCCTGTGTTAAATGGAGGGTAATGTTTAAAAAACCGTGATATAATTCGGTAAAACACTTTACTTGTTTAAATCTCAATAAGAGGACACACGATGAACACTGAAGAACAGATAGAAGTATTAGAAGCAAATATGGCAGAGTCAAAACACTTTGTAGATGTTAAAGATAGTATGGTTAAGCTACAAAAGAATAGAGACTTTAAA